GGAGGAGTTGCTAATGGATCTCTAAAGAAGAATGATCCATAAAGATCACCATAAGTATCTGCAACCAATCTTACATTTGATACATTTGCTTGTGCTCCACTACTTTGACCCAGTAAAATTGTGCCATTAGTTGGTATATAACCATAAAATCTACCTTGTGCCTCATCTGCTAATGAAAGAACATCAATATTTAAAACTGTTGAAGATGCTGAGTAGGTAGATCCTAAACTAGATGAAGTATCATATGGATTGGCATTAAATGCCTCAGATGGTGAATTAATATCACCTAATTTATGATCTGGTTGTGCAATTCTGAATATTGCAACACGATTACCACTTGGATCTACTGCTTCTACAGTTTCACCTTTTGTAAATATCCCACTCGTCATGGATATTTCAAGTAATTTTGGTACAAGATCTATACCACTTGAACTATCAAAGAATGGATAAAATCTAGCAACTGGTCTTAGAGAATTTGCTGTGAAAGCAACGTTTCTAGAACGTATATGTGTATCAGGAAAAGTACTTGTTAGTATGGTATCAATATATGACCCGTTAAATCCACCAGTTCTTCTGCGTACTCCACCATCAATTTGAATATTTCTTACCCAACTATCGGTAAACGGTTTTAGTTCTATTGTTCCAATAAAACTAACCATGTTAAATGGATTGACATTCTCAACTCTTGAAGCTAATGGTTGTTGTATAGAATCTACCTCTTCATAATTTAATGTTATTAAATCACCAGTTTTTCTAACATTTGTATCTAATAATTCAAGATTTTGTGAAAAATCAGCAGTATCTACATTAGATGATAAATTTAAAGCTAATTCTGGTTTAACTGACCAGAAATCCAAAGGAACATTGAGTTGTTTATTAGCAGTATCTACATCAACTTTACAATCTGGATCATCAAAATCTAAAAGATTTCTATCTTTAAAATCATCCACAAAGAAACCAGTTTTAAATCTAGATAGACCATCAACATCCTGAACTTGTAAAGTTTTTGTATCAAGTTCCAATAAACTTAATGAAGTAACTTCTTCTAAAGTTTCAATTCTATCTTCAAGTCTACCAATATCTCTCATGGTATATCTCACATTATCAACCACAGAAATAATTGCATCATCTGGATCATAAAGATATGCGGGTAATCTTATTGTTGCAATTTCCATTGCATTTTCAATTGTTGGTGGAACAACTGGTTCGGTTGAAGATGTTCCTTTAATAACTGCTAAATTTCCAAGTGTATCTAATATTAGTTTATCAGTTCTTGGTAAGTAGAAATTATATCCTATTATTGAACTTTCATTTGGGGTAACAATAAATGAAGGATTAATGGAATTTGAAAAAGTTCTATTATCAAATGCAAATGGTGACTCTGCACCTGTATAAGACGAAACTCTTGGTCTAAAATCTATAGTATCAGTAGCTCTTAATCCATTAGATAATATTGGAACATCATTAGAAAATCTTTCCTCATCGTATGATGCAACAGTATAGAAATCTCCATTATCATTTGAAGGTACTTCATACTTATCAAAAACAACTAAAACTTTTCTTGTTGGAGGTGCAAAATTAACTCTTCTTACAATTCTAGAATAATCATAGAATTGTTCTCTTTGACCCTTATCAAGTTCAAAACGATTTGTAATATTTAAATAAGATCCAACAGTAATTAATTGTAAAGTAGTAGATATACTAGACTCACTAAAATTAACTATTTCACCAATTGTAAATTTAGTTGGAGTTAAGTATACTATTTCTACTTCAGTCGCAGAAACTAAACCAGTTATTTGTGCTACAGCATCACTACTATTTCCTACAATTTTTTCACCCAATATAGCTGCTGTATTTAAACTTAATCCACTAGGAAATGTTAATTTATCTAATACAGGTGAATTTGAATTAATTGATTCAAAAACTCCAACAATTTTTACTACATCTGGAATATTAAGAGAAATTTCTCTATCTTCAACTCTAAGACCATAACCAGATGCTTGATCCATACCTGTTAAAGCTGTATTAATTCCTACTGCAGTTTTAAGAACTTCTAATTTTTGACTTCTAAGATAATTTTTTTGCTTACTCTTTAATGCTTGTTTCTTAAGAGTTGTACTTACAACGATGTTTGATTGACTAGCTGTTAATCCATTAATAGTCACAGATTGTCCATCAGCACCTAAAACAAATTGATCCTGAGTTAAATCTTCAATTGTTCCATCCGAATAATGAACAGAATATCTTTCTTCATCAAAACTATCATAAAATGCACTTGAAATACCACTAGCAGCAAGATCGAAAGTAAGAACTCCATTACCATCAGTGCTTTCTCCTGTAATATTTGTACCAACAACAAGATTTGCAGTAGATAAATTTATATCTGATACATTTTTATTACCTATTTCTGCATATAAACCTTTATTTTCATTCAAATTGATATTAGGAATACCAAATGCAAATGTTGTTGATTTTGTTGCACCAGTTGGCAATGCACCATTACATACACCAGTAATACTAGCAATTGGTTCTAATGTAATAAACAATCCAGTTGAATCAACTGCTCCAATTCTATTAAATCTTTCTGTTGCTTCATCTGGTAATTGATATCTTACAATTGTATCTGTTTTAATACCAGCAAAACTTTTACCTGCACATGTAGCAATACCTGAAGCATTAATATTTAAAGTATCTGTTATATTAAAACTAGTTGGTATTTTTCTCTGCAATACTGTATCAGCAACAAAATCAGAAGCATAACCACTAAGTGTAGATGCATCTTGATAAACTGATTTTATATCTTGTATTCCAAAAGTTTCAACACTTATTAGTGATCTTGATAATTCTGGATTTTCATTAATAATTATTTGTTCACCAACGACAAATGTACCAGTAACATCAGTTAAATTATGTGTAGTATTGCCACCACCTGCACCTACTGTGTAACCAATAGCACCACTACTTAAACCTCTTATTCGTGAGCTATCTGGTGATTCAGTATTACTGACCGATGAATTAAAACCTAAATGTGTAAATGTTTGAATATCAAATAAATGTAAATCCCACTCAGTTGAGTCTCCAGTATATGATGCATCTGAAACAGCAAAAGAATAACATCTTGCCTTACCTATATTTCTACCTGTTCCAGCAGTATTTGAACCAGTTCTTTGATTAAATAAAGATATATGCTGAGTATCAACGTTTATATTAGGTGCAGGAACTCCAAAAGCATTGTTAACTCTTAAAATTGTTCCCATTTGATATGGAACTAATGAAGAATCAACTGTTTGTTTATCTCTTGGTTTTTCTACATCTATTATTGATGTTCCAGTTAAATCAATATCATAACCCTTAACATATGCCTTTCCAGCAGAGACTTTAACACACATTAAATCATCGGATGGTGTATTTTGCTGATCTGTTACTTCATTTGATCTGAAAATACCTTCATTCGATATGCCATCGTTTAATGAATTTGCAACTTGAACTTCAAATGGTTGAACAGTGTAATGTCCAGATTCGTCAAATGTTCTTTCTGCAAAATAATCTCTGATAAGAGAATATTGTGATTTATTAATTATTTTTTTAATTTCACCATCATCTAATCTTAATAGTTCAATAAAATTAGTATCATTAAAATCTGTTAGACTCTTTTTAGCTAAAGTAGTAGTAATTTTTAATCTATCTGCACCAGGTGCTGCATAATTAGAAAATCCTCTTGCATTATCATATAATGAATCATCATCTTTAGCACTTATCAGTTGTTCATCAATATTAAGACCAACTCGATATGAAGGATTGTTTGTATATGGATCTAAAACAATCTTATCTGTTGCAACATCAACAAAATTACCTCTAATAAAATAAGTTCCAGAAGATATACCAACAGCTGAACCTATTGCTGATGCATTTGTATCAACTAAACTTATTACAGTTTCTCCTGAGTTTATAGCAGTGTTTCCATATACGAACGATTCTTGAACTATTAATTGTTCACCATCTGTAAGATCTGATATTTGATTATCTGTTCCAGATTCTCTATATTTTACATATATTGTTAAATCATTTATGTCTGTGTTTGTCCCCACAAACTCATAACTGTCAATAGTTAACATTATTCCCGATGTCTGTCCCTTTAATCTTAAACCTATTAACTGATCCAAATATAGTGATACAGGAATTCCTAAATGTTCATCTTTTATTCTAACTGAGTGGTATTGATCGTCAAAATTTATATTACCAGGTATCACCATAGACCCATCTTTGAAGATGTGACTACCAAATGATTCAATCTGATTTTGAAGAATTGATTGAAGAGTGCTTAATTCTCTAGCCTGAACTGGAAAACCAGGTTTAAACAGAACTTTATAAAATTGATTATTTTTATCAAAATCATCATAGTAAGGACTAATATTTAAATTTGTTTTTTGTGCCATTTCTTAAAATTCCAAGATGATTTTAATGTCTTCTTTTTGTCTAGAGTTTCTAGTAATTAAAGGTCTATTATCTAAGTAAATTACTTCACCTGATCCTTTATTTATCTCAGGACTAGCAAGTCCCGATTCAAAATTAACTCCTAGTGAAATTACCTTGTTTCCTGTTGGATTTGTGCTTATTCCAGTAAAATTTTGATCAACAGAAGCTGTGAATCCACTTGTTGGAGCAAGAATTTTATCAGCACTAGATACAAAATCTAATACTTTAGAGTTAGTTGTAACACCAACATAATCAGTTTGATCTCCTGTTGTTTGATTAAAGAATAGTGATCTGTCTTGATAATATTTAACAACATTAGTATCAGTGTCATAAGAAACAATATAACCTAGTGCTGTTCCACCAGTTACAGTTTGTTCAATCTTTTCACCAATAGTTGGTGTTCCTGAAGGTGATACGACTTTTATTGCATTTACTGACGAGAATTGATTCGCAGTAAATGTTGAAGTTGACCCTATTGAAGTTGGATTTTTAATAATACTAAGTTGTCCAAATTTCGTATCAGTTGGGAAATCTTTTGTAGAATCATCAAATCTAGCATATATTAAAAGTTTATCAGTTCCTAATTCTTTATATAAATCAAATCCATGTCCATTTGAAGGTGGAATAATTGGAATTAATTTTGCTCTTGTGGATGGTGTCCCTAAAGTTCCTAAATCTACCATTCCATAGGTATAACCTTGACCACCAGAGGAAACACTTGTTTTAGTAATTTTTCCTTCACTATCAGTATCAATAACAACTTTAGCACCAGTGCCATCACCTATTATATCTAATTCTTTACCAGTTTGGTTCTGGGTGTAACCAAAACCTTGTTGATCTATATAAACTTTTTTAATTTGATTATTATTTATCGTTGAATCACCATTTTCACGAACAGATTGTATTTGAGTCGTAGTCGAAGTTGGCCAATCACTTGGAACGGAAATATATTCAGTTGAATCAAATTTTATAATATCACTTGGTGGAACTGTGAATAAGTATTTCCAAATATATCCATCACCACTCTCACCAGCTCTAGTTGGTTCTAAATCTGTGAATAGTGGTTCATCTTGTGATGCATTTCCAGTTGTACTAATACCAGAAGATCCATTGTCAATACAAATATAAACATCAAAATTTTTATTCATCACATAATAACTAGAATCATATAATCTTGAAGAACTTGTTATGGGTGAAGGATTACTAATACTATAATCATGACGATACATTTCATATCTTGTTCCCTGTGCCCAGTTTCTTCTTGTTATTAGTCTTCTTATATTATCTGATGTTACTTTCTTACCGAATATCTGAGTATCACCAGCATTATTCATATAATTAAAACTATCTTCTGGTGAAGGTGTGTTTGTATTCCATGTAGTGCTTCTTCCAAAACCAACCGTTGGTGATGTTGGATTAGTAAGACCAAGTACAACATAATATGAATTTGCAGAGTTATCCACTGTCTCTACAAAGTTGTTTGCATTTAGAATTCTAAATTGATCTG